TCTCCTATCAACTGACTCACTCTTCACCCTTTCCAAATGGGTTATCCCCACCTAGAGAGAAGTGTAACCTACGCAGGGCGCCAGTGACCTTGCGATGCGCCGTAGTGTCTGAACACTGCAAGATTTCTGCCATCTCGGTAAAGTTGTGGTTCTCGTAATATTTCAGCTGCAACACCAATTGGTCTGATGGGTCTAACTTATGCACGGCACGGCGTACATCAAAGAGCTGGATGATGTAGTTGCCACCCTCAGCAGGGTTACCACCACCCGACACGATCTCGCCATCATTAGCCGAGCGGGTCTCAAGTACCGGCGACCAGATCAGCGGGAGCATATCCTCAAGCGTAGGGATGGAGTAGTAATGCTCATCTCGGATCTCATAGCCCAATTTCTGTGCCTTGGCACGACGGCAATACTTGTCCGCTTGGCGAGATAAGGTCTTGCCTAGATGCTTAATGCCGGACTTCAGATCCTCTGGCTTCTGTTCTGGGTTCAGCCACTGAGCGATTTTGTCCTGACGGCGGACACACCAGAGCAGCAGTTCTTGGCGGACATCGGCCACGTCAAAATAAGGATGGTATCTGCGGTGGACAATACGAGCTACCTGCGAAGCGATGTCTACGACTTCTTCTGGGAGTTCGTTATTCATCAATCACCACTGGCAATACATAATCTGGAAAATCAACAGCTGCATTAAAGTGAACGTTAAAGTCATGCTCGTTGGTATCAGAGCGGGTAAGGCCAAAGATAGGGTCTAAGCACCGCAGGACGTGCGCTGGGATGAGCAGTAGCGCATCGGTATAACGGATGCAGATGCGGTTAAAAGCGTCTGGACGGTCCGTTGTAGGCTCGGTAAGCCATATCTGCTGGAGCTTCTGGTATGGAAACTTAACCTCTGAGTTCACTGGACGCTTCATCCACTTGACCTCAAGCCCGCCGATGTAGTTGGCGTAGCCATTGCCATGATTCTTATTGACAAGGAAATCTATGAAGTAGTACTTTGGTGTACCGTAGAGGTCCCAGGAGTATGTCTCAGATAGGTAATGAGCAACTTTCTGCTCACGGGTACCATCACCCGATACCTGGCGGATTGGCTCAACCATTAGACCTGCCTCATAAGGTAGGACACCATACGGCTTAACAGGTTCTTGCCCTCAAAGTAACCAAGGCGTGTGTTGCAATTCATGCAGAGCAACCCTCTTACCTGTAACGTTTCATGGTTGTGATCTACAGCCAGTGTGTGTAGTTTACCATCTTTTGTCAGGTTTTCAGGCTTTTCGCAGATGGCGCAGACACCACCTTGCTTGGCAAACAACGCCTCGTATTCCTCAATAGTGATTTTGTAACGAGTCTTGTAGTTATGCCGACGTTTGTTTTCGTAAGATATTTTCTTAACCATTAAGAAGCACTCTTATCTCCATTGAGGATCCGCAAAGCCCAATCAAGCCCAGCGTTAAAGCCTTCCATCCAATCAAAGTCTTTGTGGCCTGATGGGACAGTTGTTTTAGCTGCCTCAATCTTGGCCTTAGCCTTCTCAAGATCCATTACTTAGGCCACGTACCCCGCTGGATCATTAGAGCTATGACAGCATAGTTAGCCATATCCTTAAATGAATCTTCAATAGACTCGTACTTAGGCTGCGACCCGCTCTTAAACAGATTCTTAAGACGTTCAAACTTATCGCCAATACGCACCAACAAGCCGTTAATAGGACCGCCAAAGGCGTTGTTAATATTACCAGGGCCATAGTCAGCCTGTTTCGTGATAAGGAGATTGCCGATCTCATCCATTATCGCCCAGACAGAATCTGAGAAGTTCTCTTCTCTGGCAGTGCCACCGTGATAGTGAGCGCTGCTGGATCCACATGAACAATTTTCATCCCTACATTTGTCAATAATTTGATCGCCAATTCTAAGTCCTCGGTTATCCATTTATTTCCCCCTGTATTTGTCCGTTGAATATCCAATTCTTGGAATCCTCATCTAGTTTGTATACGTATATTAAAACTTGTCCATCATGTAACGTGTGTTCCATTTCAATAACATCTAAACACCACAACATATCCGGTACTCGTGCGCCATCTTTCGGTCCGCCAATGAACTCAGGCATCGTCCGCTTCGTCCACTATCTCCCTTAACAGGAACTGTACAATGACAGGGTTGTCCTTAAGCGCAGTAAAGATGTGGTAGCCCACGATGTCGCAGACCTCTTCCAAGTCAAAGCGTTTGCGTGTAGACATTGGTGTTTCAAAGATAACGGCGTGCGTAATCTCGTGCATGAAGATGCGTAGCAGTTTATCTTCAGGCAGATTGGGACGCAGCATGATGGTGTTGGTAGCTGAGTCGGTCATGCCATAAGCATCTGGATCCTCAAGGTCATACCTGATCCGATACTTTTGCCCAGCGATCATTATGTGCTTAGGCTTTATCATGCGGCAAGTCTATCAGTAAACCAAGCAGGACCGCTGTCTAAGAAGGTATCGTTGACATCACGGTTGGCCGGTAGCCCGACGATCACGGCTTTGTCCAAGTCTTCTTTAATCCGCTTCGCCAGTTCTTGTCCTGGGTTGCGTCCATCTTCTTTAACATCGTTGTCAGCAAATATGAGAATACGGTTGTATGCCTCAAAGAGTTTGGGGAACCAGGGCTTCCATTGGGATACGCCCGCGACTCCAACAGCTGGTATTTGAACCATGCCCGATAGTATGATGGTGTCAATCTCCCCTTCACAAATGGCAATAGTGTCACTATGCTTATGGAGATCATTAACGTTAAACAGCCCAATCTTTTGACCCGTGGGCCAAATATACTTCGGCGTTCCATCATCCAACCTACGGAACTTGATCCCCACAACACCAGCAGGAGTAAGGTAAGGAATACTAAGCATGCCTGTTGCGTGTTCGTGACCCGCACTAGGCTCTACTACGCTTCCAAGAAGGAACGTACTTGCCACTTCCTTGGTGAGTCCCCGTCCCGCGAGGTAAGAGGCTGCCTGTGGTGTGAGATTGCTGGAGTATCTTTCGGCTGCTTCCGTTAGTGATTGTCTCTGCTTTGCGTTTAGCATCTGCGAATCCTAGTCCTTCCTTAGCTTGCACTAGTGTGTATACATCTCCGAGTACCTGACAAACCAAGCAGTTGTATGCCTGATTGTCTAGGTTATATGCGGCACTTGCCATAGCATCATCATGGATGACGCACTTGCAAGGTACCCAGCCGTGCTTGTCTATGACGTTAAGACCATAATGTTCTAGCACTAAAGCGATGTCAGGTTTGCTTATCATACTTCATTGCCCCAGGAATCCCAGCCTTCAGCACCTTGCCTGGCAAATAGTTCTATTCTTGGAACATCACCAATTAGGCTGACAATCCTATCTCTAGTTTCTATGGGCTTAGCTGAGTGCCTGCCCCTGGGAGAAAGAATAATTTGTTTTATATTTTTTGCCTGACGTTTTGGAGCGCCCTTTTTGGCAAATAAACAAAGCTCGGCATTGCCATTGGTCCAATGACCCAAGCCTGAATAAATACCTTGGCCGCTTGGGTTTTGTTTTACCCAGGTAAAGGCGCAAGTGGTGTACTTAAAACCCCAGGCTTCAATAACTTCTAAACCTTCACGAAGTAATGGCATTGTTGCCCATAGGAATAATGCACAATTTTTATCTGCAATATCCTGAATTGGCATTTCTTTAATTTCTTTAAGGCTCATTGTTGGATAAGTAATTCCACCCATTTTGGGGTCTTTGCCTTTCATATCAGCATAAGTCCAAGGTGGATCAGCATAAATAATTTGATATTTTTTATCTGGAAACGGAATCATTCTTTTGCTCCCGACTGCGCCAGCCATTGGTTAAGATCCTGAATAACCCAGCTCTGATCTAGCCCTGCCATACGGCGCTTGACTATTACATATGCTGGCGGAACTGTCTCAAGACCACGTGCCTTGGCATAGTTGAACGCCTCAGTAGTGGCTTCACGCCAGAACTGTGGCAGGTCCATCTTGACAGTTGCCTTTAATTCAAAGATGTAGGGCCGACCGGCAACCATGCAAACGATGTCGCCTTCATCGTCTTTGCCAGCCAACCTAAGCCGTTCAGCCGCTACACCCTTGCCACGAAGCCATTTGAGTATGCCCGTCTCAAAGGCCGAACCTTTACGTTTGCCATATGTACTCACCGTATGCCACTCCAAGTCTGTGCCACAAAAGCCGATGATCTATCCCCATAGATAGACATACGGCTTGCATCTGCCCACAGTGTAACGAACTTATCGCCAGTAGCACTGTGTTTGCCAAAGCGATTCTTTACTACTGCCACTCGGAACTCTCCTGAGTACGGCACTAAGGCCACTGTCAGGATCATCTCAGGTAGCTGGGCAATCTTGCCCTGGATAGCCTTACGGCTTGGTGGAATATCAGGCTTGCCTTCTGCTTCACTGGTGTGGTGAAGGAGCAGGACTCCTGCATCTGTCTCACGAGCGATGTGGTGCATAGCCTTGGCAATCTCACGAAGGCCAGACCATTCATCGTTGTGCATTGACACTACGTTCATTGCGTTATCCACGATAATCATATGTGGATATTCTCCATATGCTTCTCCGTAGGCACGGATAGCAAGATCAATCTCATCAAGTGTGGGGCTTGGGGCGAAGTCAAACTGCAAGTGGGAAACACTTACTAGCTCGTTCTCGTAAAACTCTTTGCCTGCACCAGTTGTAAATGCTTCTTCTACTGTGGCGACTTGGTGACCAGTAATCATTGCTGCGGCACGAATTGCTGTGGTGTAAG